CCCCCTCCCCCTTGTTTTTCTGACAGAGGAGGGGTTTTGATTTGTACTAGGGTACTTTTCTAGGAGAGTGCCGTAGGAATCCTACCCCATGGGGGGTATCTAAAATCAGATAGTCTCCCTCTATCTCTAATAGTATATATATAATATACCTATTAGAGGTCTATATCTAGTTAGTAGTCTATAGTTACTATAAGATACTAGGGAGGCACACCGTCTCCCGGTGCCTCCGGCGGGGTTGAGCTGTCCTTTCGCTCCCCCGCCGTGACGGGAGATGTTGACTTGGGGGCCTTATGACTGACAACATAATAGAGTTTCCGCACACTTCGGTTCTGAACGAAGAAGCAGAATTGGACCCAAGGGAGATGCTTGAGGTCCTGAAGGACGAGGTGACAATGACGGAGGCCATGGTTATTGGCTGGACGGAAGACGGTAACCTTTTCATGGCCACGTCACACGGAAAGGCCCCTGAAATGGTCTTTCTTTTGGAGCTTGCAAAATCTGTTCTGATGAATAGGTGTGTGCATGAGTAGCTATGTTCACTGCGATAGTTTTAGCCTGCGTAATGGGAAGGCCTGACGCCTGCATGCAATTTACCGATAACCGTGGACCATATCTCGAAGAGGAGGTATGTAGGGCGCGAGTTCGCGAAATGGCAAAGGCAGTTGTTCCCACACTACCCTCGGTGCCGTTTCAGTTTTTCTTTAAATGCGAGACCGGAGACGAAACGGCCACATGAACTCGCTGAATGCCATCAAGGGTAAAATCAACAACCTCCCGCCCGACAAGAAGCAAGAAATACTGGATCTGCTGGTTGAGCTTGAGGAAGCAAAGGCCAAGGAAGAGTCCAGAGATAAGTTTTTGCCGTTTGTCCACAGGATGTGGCCGTCTTTTATCGGTGGTCGGCACCATGCCATCATGGCTGATGCCTTTGAGAGGGTGGCAAATGGCCAGCTAAAGCGCCTGATAATCAACATGCCACCCCGGCATACCAAGTCCGAGTTCGCGTCATACCTGTTCCCGGCATGGTTCCTCGGCAAATATCCCGAAAAGAAGATCATTCAGACCGCGCACACAGCCGAACTGGCAGTGGGCTTTGGCCGTAAGGTGCGTAACCTCATCGACCAAGAGGACTTCCAAGAGGTTTTCCCCGGCATCGAACTGTCCTCGGACTCAAAAGCCGCCGGTAGATGGAACACCAACAAGAAAGGCGATTACTTCGCCATCGGTGTTGGCGGTGCCGTGACCGGTAAGGGCGCTGATGTTCTGATTATTGATGACCCGCACTCGGAGCAGGAAGCCGCTATCGGTGCATACAACCCCGAAGTCTACGACAAGGTCTACGAGTGGTACACATCTGGACCCCGTCAGCGTCTTCAGCCGGGGGGATCGATCATTGTGGTGATGACAAGGTGGTCAACACGGGACCTCACCGGGCAAATCATCAAGTCAGCCACGCAAAGAGACGGCGCAGACGAGTGGGAGGTCATTGAGTTTCCGGCAATCATGCCATCCGGCGACCCGCTCTGGCCTGAGTTCTGGCCTAAAGAGCAGCTAGAGTCCCTAAAGGCCGAACTCCCGGTGTCGAAATGGTCGGCGCAATACCAGCAAGACCCGACATCGGAAGAAGGCGCTCTAATTAAGCGCGAATGGTGGCGAGAGTGGGAATATGAAAGCCCGCCACCGTGTGAGGCCATCATTCAAAGCTGGGATACGGCGTTTTTGAAGACCCAAAGGGCCGACTACTCCGCCTGTACGACGTGGGGGGTGTTCAATCACCCGAATGATCAGGGTGAAACGGTACCGAACCTCATTCTTCTCGACGCATACAAGGAAAAACTGGAGTTTCCAGAGCTAAAACGCGCTGCATACGAGAAATATTGGGAATATGAGCCTGATCAGATGATCGTGGAAGCCAAGGCCGCCGGATCTCCGCTTATTTTCGAGCTTCGGGCAATGGGCATTCCGGTCACCGAGTTTACACCGTCTCGTGGACAGGATAAGATAGCTCGCGTGAACGCAGTGAGCGACTTGTTCGCCTCAGGGGTTGTCTGGGCACCTCCGACCAGATGGGCTGAAGAGGTGATTGAGGAGTGCGCTGCGTTCCCAGCGGGAGAACATGATGACTTGGTGGACTCCACAACCCAAGCCATGCTGCGATTCAGGCAGGGTGGCTGGATTAGGAGTGTTATGGATGACTGGGACGACGAGCCAATCTACAAAAGACCTGTCGAATACTACTAGCATGACCCTCAGGTTTGTGACTCACGAAAAAATACTAGAGTACGAATCCAAGGGGTGGAAAGTAGTCAGCCGGATGGAAGGCTCCCACCATGGCAGATGGTCTGTTATTATGGAAAAGCATAACTTAGGAGCCTGCCATGGCCGTTGAAAAGCAAATGAACCCAGCAGACTTGGACATGGAGTCCACTGATGAGGTCCAAGTTGAAGTCGTAAATCCTGATGCGGTGTCGATAAGCACAGATGATGAGGCGATGATTATCGATTTCACCGGAGAGGTGGCAGAATCGATTGCTGGCCCTGATCACGATGCCAACTTGGCTGAGTTCATGGAGGAGGCTGACCTTCAAGATTTGGCATCTGAACTTGTTGATGATTTTGTCGCCGACCGTCAGTCCCGTAAGGATTGGGCACGGAGCTATGTAAAGGGCCTAGACCTTCTGGGAATGAAGATCGAAGAACGCACGCAGCCTTGGCAGGGCGCTGCTGGCGTGTTCCATCCGGTTCTTACCGAAGCGGTTGTGCGTTTCCAAGCTCAGGCTATGGGGGAGATCTTTCCTGCGTCCGGCCCCGTGCGGACCAAGATCATGGGCAAAAAGGATCAGGATAAAAACGAGCAGGCCGAGCGCGTTGAAACTGAGATGAATTACCTCCTCACTGAGGAGATGACTGAATATCGTGACGAGACAGAGCAAATGCTCTTTCGTCTTCCGCTTGCCGGTTCCGCTTTCAAGAAAGTTTACTACGATCCGCTGATGGAGCGTCCTTGTGCGATGTTCGTGCCTGCGGAGGACTTCGTCGTTTCTTATGGCGCGTCGGACCTATCCACATGTCCGCGCTACACCCATGTCATGAAGAAGACGCCAAACGAGATCATCGAGCTTCAGGTGAATGGTTTCTATGTTGACGTTGATCTTCCTGACCCGGAGCCGGATTACTCAGACATTCAGGAAAAGTATGACGAGATAGACGGCGAAACTGCCGTTATGGAAGAGGATGACCGTCATACCATACTGGAAATGCACGTTGATCTTGACTTGCCAGAACCTTTCGATGACCCTGATGGTATAGCTCGCCCGTATGTGGTGACCATCGATAAGTCGTCACTTACGGTCCTCTCTGTCAGGAGGAACTGGTATGAAGACGATTCTAAGAAGCGTAAAAGACCGCACTTTGTTCACTACAGGTACCTACCGGGCCTTGGGTTCTATGGAACGGGTCTTATTCACCTTATTGGTGGTCTTGCTAAGAGTGCCACAAGTATTCTTCGTCAACTTATTGATGCTGGCACGCTTAGCAACTTGCCAGCTGGCCTTAAAGCTAGGGGCCTTCGTATTAAAGGCGACGATTCGCCTCTCATGCCGGGTGAGTTCCGTGACGTGGACGTACCGGGTGGTGCTATTCGGGACTCGATTGCATTCCTTCCTTACAAGGAACCCTCATCGGTACTATATCAACTTCTCGGAAATATCGTGGAAGAGGGGAGACGGATTGGCTCCGTTGCTGATGTACAAGTTGGAAACCTCAACCCGCAGGCTCCAGTCGGCACGACGCTAGCTTTGATGGAACGCAGCATGAAGGTGATGTCTGGTGTTCAGGCTCGCCTCCATGCCTCCCTCAAGAATGAGCTTCGTCTTTTGTCGAAGATTATCCGCGATTACATGCCATCTGAGTACGCCTACGAAATGGATGGTAACTTTGATCGTCGTGCTGATTTCGACTCGCGGGTGGATGTCATCCCTGTTTCAGACCCGAATGCGGCGACGATGTCGCAAAGGGTCGTGCAGTATCAGGCCGCTATGCAGTTGGCGCAGCAAGCCCCTAATCTTTACGACATGGGCAGGCTGCACCGCCAGATGCTTGAGGTTCTTGGCATCAAAGACGCTGATGAAATCATCAAGCTGCCTGACGACATCAAGCCAGCAGATCCGGTGACGGAGAACATGGCCATCCTCAAGCAAGAGCCGGTCAAAGCATTTAAGTATCAGGACCATGAGGCCCACATTCAGGTTCACCTTGCGGCGGCTCAAGATCCAAAGCTCCAAGAGATTGTTGGGCAGTCTCCGTTTGCGGGCGCTATCAAGGCCTCTCTTTCGGCGCACATCACAGAGCATGTGGCGCATCAGTACCGCAAAGAAATCGAAAAGCAGCTTGGCGTGGCAATGCCGGACGAAGAGAAGCCGCTGCCGGAGGATGTCGAGCTTGAAATCTCAAGGCTGGCGGCTCAGGCAGCTGAAAAACTTCTCCGCAAAGATCAGGCAGAGGTTGCACAAAAGCAAGCCATGCAGCAGCAGCAAGATCCGCTTACTCAGATCCAGCAGCGCGAGATGACCCTCAAAGAGGCTGAGTTTGAGCATAAGAAGCAGCTTGATATTGCCAAGCTCCAAGCTGATATGAAGGCAAAGTCTGAAAACATTGATATTCAGAAAGAGCGTATTGAGTCAGAGGAAAAGCGAGAGGGTGTCCGTGTTGGCGTTCAGATTGCCTCTGAGCTTGAGAAAAACAAGCGAGAAGATGTCAGGGACGGCATTGAGCTTGGTAGAGAGATCGCAAGGGAGATAGACAGTGCGTGAACTGGAAACCATTCGTAACTTCATAAGAGGATACCTCAATGATATCGCTGACCATATGGCCGGTGGCGGATGCGAAAACCACGAGGAGTATGTTCGCCTCGTTGGCAAGGTTGAGGCGCTCGCCCTTATTGAGCGTGACATCCTTGATCTTCAATCAAAATTGGAAGGCGAATAAGGCTTCCGCGCCTGATTGCGGTCAGGTATATTGTTTTTGTGGAGACTTTCAGGGGAGACCCTGCAAGGTACTGTGAACCTTAATCACTGCTAGGAAAACAGATGTATTCTGCTGAAGTATCGACCAATGAGGTCGCATCCAAGATCCCGGAACCGTCCGGGTACAAACTCTTGATCAAGCCGCTTGAGGTTAAAGAGAAAACGGAATCGGGCATTTACATGCCAGACAAGCTGAAGTCAGCGGAACAGACAGCATCTCTAATTGGGTTCGTCGTCAAGATGGGGCCTGATGCTTACGGTGATACTGATAAGTTCCCAAATGGCCCTTATTGCAAAGAGGGCGACTTCGTGATCTTCCGATCTTATTCTGGAACCAGATTTAAGGTCGAAAAGGAAGAGTTCCGTCTTATCAATGACGACACCGTTGAGGCGGTTGTCGATGACCCAAGAGGATATGCAAGAGCATGAGTACCAACGCCGCTGAAAAAATTGCTGAAGAAGCTCTGGATGTTGATATCGGCGACACCGAATTTGAGGTGGATATCGTTGATGACACCCCAGAGGAGGACAAGGGCAAGCCCCGTCGCGCCGAGGAAGCTGAAGCTCAGGTTCCAGAGGACGATGAGATCTCAAACTACGGCGAGAATGTGCAAAAGCGCATTAAGCAGCTGAAGTATGAGTTCCACGAGGAGCGCCGCCGCAAAGAAGAAGCCTCACGGCTTCAAGAAGAAGCGGTAAGCTATGCCCGTCAGATCCATGAGGAGAATCAACGCCTCAAGAAAACCCTTGCAGAGGGTGAGGGCGTTCTTGTTGAGCAAGCCAAGGGCCGCGTTGAGGCCGAGCTTGACAAGGCAAAGGCAGCTTACAAAGAGGCCTACGAGATCGGCGACCCAGACAAGCTGATCGAGGCACAGGAAAAGCTGACCTCTCTTCAGAATGAAAAGTTTAGGGTTCAGTCATATAAGCCCAAGCCACAGGAGGCCGAGGCACTTCCTGAGAATATCGCGGTAAAGCCCAAGGTGGCGGAACCGGATGAAAGAACAAAGGCATGGGCGTCCGAAAACCAATGGTTTGGTGAGGACACAGAAATGACAGGCTTTGCATTTGGGGTGCATGAGTCGCTTGTGAAAAGCGGCATTAATCCTCAGACGCAAGCAGATGAGTATTACAGCCGCATTGACGCATCTATGCGTCAGCGGTTTCCAGACAAGTTTGGTGGGCAAGAAGTTGAGGAAGCACCTGCCCGTCAAACTGGCAACGTGGTTGCCCCCGCTAGTCGGAGTGCAAAAAAACCACGCAGAGTGCAGCTTACCTCAACCCAAGTCTCCCTCGCCAAGAGGCTTGGCCTTAGCCCTGAGCAATATGCGGCGCAACTCTTGAAGGAGTCTTCTAATGTCTAATCGCAAGCCTCGCTCTACGGAATCTCGTGAGACCACAGAGCGCAAAAAAAGCTGGACCAGACCGACTATGTTGCCTGACCCCGAACCCCGTGACGGTGTTGAATACCGCTGGGTTCGCACAGCCACCCTCGGTGAGAGCGACAACAAGAACGTCTCGTCTAAGTTTCGTGAGGGCTGGACGCCGGTGAAGGCAGAAGATCATCCTGAACTCCAAGTGTTGCCTGATATCGACTCTCGATTTGAAGGTAATGTTGAGGTTGGAGGCTTGCTGCTTTGCGAGAACTCGACCGACTATGTGGAATCGCGTAGGGAAGCACATGACGACATGAACTCCAGTCAAATGGAATCTGTTGACAATAACTACCTGCGCCAATCCGACCCTCGTATGCCCGTTCTGAACCCAGAGCGGTCTACGAAAACCTCGTTTGGTAAGTGACCTAAAACTGGCGCTTACCGTTTGTAATGGCTAGATAGAAGGAAGGAACAAGACATGTCTTCGACAGCCGCTCCCTTCGGTCTGCGCCCGATTGGCCGCACCGGCGCTGGTGGGCAGGAAGTATTCCGCCAGTATCCGATTGCATCCGGTTACGGAACTGACATTGCGATGGGCGATATCGTCCAACTCGTTGATGGCGGCACCGCAACCACCATCGAAAAGCAGTCCGACGTAGGTACCTCCGCGATTGATCTCGTGGGTATTTTCATGGGTTGTTCGTTTACGGACCCCAACACCAAGCAGCTGACTTTCAGCCAGCTGTGGCCCTCAAGCACTGTTGCGTCTGACGCAATGGCATTTGTTGTAGATAACCCCAGTGTTGAGTTTGTCATCCAAGCTGATGGCGCACCGACCAACACTGGCGACATCTACGGCAAGAACTGCACTCTGGTTCAGACCGCACCGAACACGACCTTCAAGGTCAGCCGTGTGGCTCTGGACATTTCGGAGCTTGCTACGACCTCTACCGACCCAATCAAGGTCATTGATTACCTCGGTGGCGACCAAGGTGACGAGAAGGGAACTGACTTCCCGCTTCTCGTTTGTAAGTTCAACTACCATCAGCTGACCACAGCTGCTGGCGCGGCATAAGGGGGCTTTTGAGTTATGGCTATTTCTCGCGCACAACTCCTGAAGGAACTCCTGCCGGGTCTGAATGCTCTTTACGGTCTTGAGTACGCAAAGTACGAGAACGAGCATGCAGAGATTTACGAAACTGAGAACTCAGAGCGTAGCTTTGAGGAGGAAGTTAAACTTTCGGGATTTGGGGCAGCGCCCGTAAAGCCTGAAGGTTCGGCGATCTCTTACGACAACGCGCAAGAGTCCTACACTGCTCGTTACAACCACGAAACGGTTGCAATGGGCTTCTCGGTGACCGAAGAAGCTATGGAGGACAACCTCTACGACGCTCTTTCGGCTCGCTACACCAAGGCTCTGGCTCGCGCAATGGCGTACACCAAGCAGGTCAAAGCAGCTTCGCTGCTTAACACTGGCTTCACCACGTTCCAGTCGGGCGATGGCGTGACACTGTTCAACGCTTCC